CGGCAACCGTGGCAGACGTAGAACGCGCTCTGCCGGAACCGATGGAGGCAAGCATGAGTGAAGCCACGGAAACCGTGGACGAGCAGAAGGCTATGCACGACGAGGACGAGAAGGGCATGGACTACGAGGAGAAGCAGATGGAGGAGGAGCTTGCCGTAGCTCAGGCTCGCATCGCCGAACTCGAGGCCCGGATCGCCGAACTCGAAGGCATGATGGACGAAAAGCCCGACGAGGACGACGAGCCGATGGACGGCGAGGACATGATGGAGGAATCCGTCGTGGCGCTCGCGAAGTCCGCCCCGGAGGACGTCCGCAAGGCACTCGTCGACATGGCCAAGGCAAAGGCTGAGGCTGAGGCCGCTCTGACCAAGGAGCGCGAGGACCGCGCCGACGCCGCCGCGATCGAGAAGGCGCGGGACCTGTACAAGCACCTGTCGCTGGACGCTGAGAAGGTCGGGCCGGCTCTGCGCCGCCTCGCCGTGATCGACGCCGATCTCGCGAAGTCCGTTGAGGACGCGCTGATCTCCGCCGACGCACAGAACGAGTCCGCTGACATCTTCACCGAGGTCGGCAAGGGCTACACCCCGAAGGGTGACGCGATTGAGCGCATGACTTCCCTCGCCAAGGCAGCGGTGGCAGAGGGCAAGGCAGCGACCGTTGAGCAAGCGCTCGCATCGGTCGCGATCGAAAACCCTGCCCTCTACAACGACTACCTGATCGAGAAGGGAGCCTGAGACATGGCTTACGAGTTCTCTAACAGCGCGGTCAAGGTCAGCGCGGTCAAGGTCAGCCGGGTAGCCGGTGCTGATCTTTCGTCCTCGCAGTACAAGTTCGTGAAGTTGGACAACGGCACCGGCGACGTCGTGGCCGTGGACGGCGCGACCGATCGCCCGTTCGGTGTCCTGCAGAACGACCCGGCCTCCGGCGAGATCGCTGAGGTCGTCATCGTCGGCGGCACCAAGGTCAACGCCGGCGGATCCGCTTCGGTGGGTCAGCCGCTGTTCGCTAACGCGTCCGCTAACGCCGTCACCCTCGTCGTGGGTGGCTCCGGTTCCGCCGCGTACCTCGTCGGCACTTTCGTCGAGGATGCTGCGTCGGGCGCTATCACCACTGCCGTCATCGACTGCGCCAACGCAGGCCGCGGACTCTAAGGGAGAGATAAGAGATGCCACAGCCCACCCAAAGTCAGGTGCATGTTGACGCAATCCTGACGAACATCTCCGTCGCGTACATGCAGCGCGCTGAGAACTTCATCGCGGACAAGGTGTTCCCGATCGTCCCGGTGGACAAGCAGTCGGACAAGTACTTCAAGTACACGAAGAACGACTGGCTCCGCGACGAGGCGCAGGTCCGCGCAGACGGCACTGAGTCCGTCGGCTCCGGGTACAACATCACCACGGAGACCTACTACGCCGACGTGTACGCGATCCACAAGGACGTAGGTGACCAGACCCGTGCGAACGCGGACGCCCCGATCAACGTCGACCGTGAGGCCGCCGAGTTCGTGACGCACCGTCTGCTGCTCCGCCGCGAGCTGCAGTTCGTGTCGGACTACATGACCGCCGGCGTGTGGGGAACCACCGCCACCGGTGTCGCCTCAGGCGCTTCCACCGGGCAGTTCGTGCAGTGGGACAACTACACCGACAGCGACCCGATCGACGACATCGAGGAAGCCAAGGCTGACATCCTGTCCGTGACCGGGATGCAGGCGAACACCCTCGTCCTCGGCTACGACGTATTCCGATCCCTGAAGCATCACCCGGATCTCGTCGATCGCATCAAGTACACGAGCAGCCAGACGATCACTGAGGACATGCTCGCTCGCATGTTCGACATTGATCGCGTGCTCGTGTCGAAGGCGATCCGTGCGACAAACGCAGAAGGTGCGACGGAGGGGTACTCCTTCGCCACCGGCAAGACTGCGCTCCTCGCTCACGTCGCCCCGAACCCGGGTCTCCTGACCCCGTCCGCCGGCTACCACTTCCAGTGGACCGGAGTCTCGCAGGGCCTCGGCGCCACCGTCGGCACGTCCTCGTTCCGCCTCGAGAGCCTCAAGGCAACCCGGATCGAGTCTGAGATCGCGTTCGACAACAAGGTCGTCGGCGCTGACCTCGGCTACTTCTGGACGAGCGCCGTCGCCTAAGACGTCACCGTCACCGCGACGCGGGCATCACTCTCCCCCGGGTGATGCCCGCTTCGCACATCCGGACAGATCTCAGGTATGAGCTCAGATCTGCCCGATCGGGCGTGAGTTGGTCAGCCCCGACGATAGAGCCCCACGAGGGACCCGTCGGGAACCCCGGTTCGATTCCGGGCACGTCCACCGCGAGTAGACTGTGACTCAGGAGGTACACGATGACGTGGTCCTACAGTGGTGATCCGTCGAGCAGCACCCTCGACGAGATCCGATTCCTCATACAGGACACCGACACGACGGATCAGCTCCTGTCGAATGAGGAGATCACCTACCTGTCGACGGCATACGCAGGAGACGCCTACTCAGCGGCGATCGCCTGCGTCGTCGCTCTCATCGGTCAGGCCGCCCGCTCTGAGGAGGAGTCGAAGAAGGTCGGAGACCTGTCACTGACCCGGAAGTCAGGAGCACGACTCGCGCAGTGGGAGGCCCTGCGGAAGCACCTCGAGGCTGAGCGGTTCCGCCGCTACCCTGCTGCCCCTGCCGTCAACGCGAACGCTCTCCTCCCGACCCGTGAGAGGGACCCGGAGGATGAGGGCACTGACTTTGTTGTCGGGCAGATGGACAACAACACATGAGCATCGAGTCGGCCTACCTCGAGTTGTTTTCAGAGCGGATCACCCTGTACCCGCCCGCCAGCACCGATCAGTACGGCAAGCGCACCTTCTCCGCGAGCGGCGTGACCGCCTGCGCTCATCTCGTCTCTGACCGATCCCTGACCCGCGATCAGGACGGACGCGAGGTCGTTGAGGAGGGCAAGGTCTACGTCTACGGGACCCCGACCGTGACGAATGACTACCGCCTCGTCCTCGCCGACGGCACGGAGCCGATCATCATCGGCGTCGACACGCCGCACGATCAGAACGGCGCCCATCACACCGTCATCCGGATCGGATCCTCATGACGGACTTCCGAGTAGAGCTCGAGGGCACCGAGGCGCTGCAGAAGATCCTCGACAACGTCGACGATCCTGCAGTGCGGCGCGGCCTCGGACAGGCGATGTACGGATTCGCGACGAAGATCCTCAATGAGTCGAAGAAACTCGTCCCCGTCGACACAGGAGCTCTCCGCAACAGCGGCATCGTTGAGGGCCCCAAGGTCGACGGTGACGGCGTGGAGGTGGAGATCACCTACGGCGGCTCAGGGCTCCAGTACGCTGCCGTGGTGCACGAGGACCTCTCGATGAGTCACTCCCCGACCCTCATGACCAAGATCACGAAGAAACCGCGGCGAGGACAGGCGAAGTACCTCGAGATCCCCGTCAAGGCGCAGGAGAACAACTTCGCCCGCGACGTCACCGTCCGCTTCGCCCGCGCTATTAGACGAGGCGCATGATGCTCGAGGCACTAGGAGCGAAACTCAGCAGCGCCAGCGTCGCGACACCGGCGACGGATCTGTTCCTCGGGCTCATGCCGAACAGCCCCGACACTGTCGTCGCCCTTTACGAGTACGCAGGCAGCCCCCCGCTCGAGGTGCTCGTCAACAACGACGCGACGATCGAGCGGCCCTCCGTGCAGGTCATGACACGAGCGAGCCGCAACGACTACCCGACCGCCCGGACCCTGATCGAGAGTGTCCGCGACACCCTCACCGGCATCACAGACGAGACGATCAGCGGAGTCCGATTCCTGCGCGTCACACAGATCTCCTCCATCAACGCGCTCGGCGTAGATGAGAACGACCGCCCCCGATTCTCCCTCTCCCTGCAGATATTGGTGGAGAGGTGACGTGGACGCCTACGGGAAGGGCACCCGCACAACTGAGAGACCCCGATGTTGGAGGTGTAACAAGTTACTCGCGGAACTGATCACTGCGCCGTGGCGGATAACGTGTCCCCGCTGCAAGGCGTCCAACCAGCAGGAGTGATGTGGGACTACGAGACGAGTTCACTAAGACTGTCCAGCAGGTTGAGGAGATAGCGGCTCGGAAGCGCATGTGGACGCCGGGCGTTGAGTGGCTCGGCAGTGAGGGCACCGTCACGACAGACGCCCTCACACAGGAGCCGGAGTGGCGTGACGTGCTCCGCAAGTGGGAGCTCGATCCGGACGAGTACGAGATCGTTGAGCCTGTCCTGTTTAACTCGTGGGGCGGCGAGGACGGCACCCTCAACAGGCAGTTCAAGGCGAAGGTCATCCGTCGCGTACACGCCCGCCCCGACCTCGAGCCGCTTATTGCACAGGCTATACGCCACAAGCCAAGGAAGCGAGTATTCACCGGCTCAGCGGTTTTGAACGTGGTGCTCGCCGACTGGCAGATCGGGAAGGCCGACCACGGCGGCGTTGAGGCGACGATTGAGCGGATCCTCACCGCGAAGGACACGCTGATCAGCCGGGTCCGGGACCTGCGGAAGATAGGCCGCGACATCTCCCGCCTCAACGTCCTCTGGACAGGCGACAGCATCGAGGGATGCCTCGGGCACTACCCCTCACAGACCTTCCCCGTTGAGCTCGATCGACGCGATCAGGTCAAGGTCACCCGCCGGCTCCTCT